GACGGCCCGACCGGTCCCCGTGGACCAGGCGGACCGGTCACGGAGTCACCCGGCTCACCACGTGAACCCGGTGGACCGGCGACCGGAGTCTCACCCAGAGCCTGAACCTGCCGGGCCAGCGCGTCGCGGGCCTCATTGGAGGTCTTCAGCTCCTGGTTGAGGCCCTCGATGCTGAGCAGGATCCAGGCGAACGCCGCCCCGAGCAGAATGGCGGCCACGGTGGCGAGTACATCGCCACGCCGCCACCTCTTCTCCTCCGCACGGAGTTGAGAACGGGTCACGTTCCTGCCCCCTGCCACAGCATGATGAGAATCGGAAGAAGGATGCCGATGAGCGGGACAATCACCGCACCGACCAGCCACCGACGGGTGGCGACGATCTTCTCCGCATCCTTCTCACGCAGCGTCTCCAGCGTGGAGACCCGCGACGCAAGCGCCTCGTGCCGAAGGTCGTAGATCCGCTGATCCACCTTCTCGTCGAGACGCCGACCCAGTTGCTGTATGTCATCACGGACGTCGGCGAGCCGGTCCTCGAACCTGCGCACGACCTCCCCGAGGGTCGGCTCATCCGGCATAGGGAAACCCTGCTCAGACGCCGGAAACAGTGGAAGCGCTGTCCCGGTTGCCGACGCCGCGCGCCAGAATGCCCTTCACCAGGGACCCGGCCGCCGCGAGACCGGCAATGGCCGCTCCCTGCCACACGCCGACTTCCATCCAGTGCGCCGGACCGGCCGCCACCGCGACACCGCCCGCCGCCGTCAGGAACGTCCAGACCACCCGCTCCAGCAGATCCTTCATGTACACCGACATCACGACGCCTCCAGACGGGTCACACGCTGCTCCAGCTCGGCCAGCCGCTGCTCCACGGTCTTCGCGGGCGCGGGCGGGGGAGTGCTGCTTCCGGGAGTCCAGGACGCGGGGTGGGCGAGCCGGGCGGCGACCCGGTCACGGAAGACGTCCATGTCGACACCGCGCGGGTCGACCTTGCCCGGCTGCCACTCGCGGTGACCGACCACCGAGCCCTCGCTCCAGCCGTGGGCACGGCAGATCGCCGCCGCCCACCGCACCGCCGCCTCGACCTGCTCGGCGGGCCAGGGGTCCTTTCCGTCGCCGAGGTTGATCAGCTCGATGCCGTAGAAGTGGGCGTTGCCGTCGGTGTTCGCCTCGTCGTCGACCGGCAGCTTCGTCTCGGCAACGACCGCGTCGAGAACGTCGTCATCGCCGGAACCGGCGTGGTTGGCGCGGCCGTTGGCGGTCAGGAAGACCCGGCCGTCCTTCGCGCCGACGGCCTGGCACAGCGGCCCCGGCAGATCGGCGTGGCCGTCGTAGCACAGCGCCACGGAGTGGTCGGTGCCCGAGGAGACGGTGTGGTGGATCATCACGCCGTTCACGGGGCCCCAGGCGCCCTTGTGGTTGCGGTTGTGGGTGCGCCAGTCGCGGTACTCCACGATCCGGACACCCTCCGCCTTGAGGGCGGCGACCATACGGTCAGCGGACAGGGGTATGGCCATGATGATGCTCCTTGTCAGTAGTCCCAGGTCGTCGCCACGAACTGTGCGTGCTCGACGGCCCACGGCACGTCGTGGTCGTGCCAGACCTCCACGCCGACCGGCTCATAGGCCTCGCCGTGGAACTGCCACGTGGTCGTCTCCCAGTTCCGGCCGGGAGAAGCCAGGTGGTCGGCGGCGCCGGTGTCATCGCGCAGGCCCTGCGGGTCCCGGATGAACCGGGACATGATCTGCCGGGGCCTCACATCGCCCTCGGGCACGGTGATGGCGGCCCAGCGGATGTTCCGCGACCAGATGAAGTCGCCGTCGAACGGCGGCATGATCACCGACAGATCCCGGCACATCGAGCGGTCGTTACGGATCGACTTCTCGTAGGTGAGAAGCGTCCAGGTCTGCGGCTGTATCAGCAGCGGTACGTTCCGGTAGAACTTCGCCTGCGTTGCCATGGTCAGAGTGATGTCTGCGTGTTGGAGCGGCGAATGAGCGACGATCCAGTGACGCCCGAAAGGCCCGCGAGGTAGTCCCGTACAGCGTCGGCCACGTTGTCCTCCGTGGCGCCCCCGAGGGACCCCTCGACCGTCACGGAGAATGTGAGGGTGACGCGGTTCTCGCTATTGTCATGCGACTCAGCCTTGTAGTAAGGGAAGCCGATGATGACCTGCTCCATGATGTATTCCTTTCAGGCGATTCGCTGGAACTGGAGCCAGCTGTCGGTGTACATCACGGTCGCGGTTGCATCCGAGGTGTTCTGGGCCCACTGGAGCACGATGTTCCCGGCCGTCGATGACATACGGAAAAGCCCGGATATCGGCGTGAACATGGTGGAGTCGCTCGTGCCGTAGCCGGTTCGGGAGCCGGACACATCATTGGTTTCCGTACGAATCGAATAACCTGTAGTAGTGGTAGCCAACGTGGTGGCACCAGGCATGATCCATGCCCATTCACCCAGGCATCCGGACGGCACCGAGAACTGAATCTTGATGTCCGGCGTATTGCTGGCGAAATACTTGATCCAGCCCACCATCGTGTAGACGGCGCTCGCCTCGGCGGCGAAGGTGAGGTGGTCGTCGTCGGCGAATGTCGTGGTGGCGCTCCTTGAGGTGTCGGCGGTCTTACGGACCGTCTGCGGCAGCATCGACCTCAGCAAGGAGGCCGTGATCTTCTGTCCCGCAAGGGGCTGCGGGTACGCCTCAGGCACAGGGCCTCCTTACAGAGAGATGATGGTGGGCTTGTCCAGGCGGATATCCGTACCGGCCGTCTGCGACTTCGAGACCCCGTTCACGCTGCGCGTGACCGTGAAAACCTGCGGGTTGATGACCTCGTAGTTGTCGTACCGGATCTCGGGATTCACGTTGGTGTTACCGGTGACGGTGATGGAACGCGTGCCGACCGAATACGCCTGGCTGAGCACGTTGTCGGTTCCTTCGGTGTGCCATTCCGGCGGCTCCACGGCGTCCGCCGCCGCCCACGCCTTGGCCTTGAGCCGGTTGCCGTAGCCCTGGAAACGGACCCGGATATACGTTCCGGCGACATGCGTGACCGGCACCGTGTAGGAATCGAGATCCGTACTCACATCGGCGATCGTTTTCCGCAGAACCAGCAGCACCGTGTTCGCCGTCGTGAACTCCAGCCGGGCCAGGTACATGTTCGTGCTGTTCTGCATGCGAGCCGTCACTGCCCCGAACAGGGAGGCGCCGGTCGCGAGCGCGGAGGTGGTGATGTCGCAGTAGATGTCGAAGTCGGCCGACACCGCCGTCACCGACGAACGCCGCGAGACGTCCACCGTGGACAGCAGGTGCACGCCCGCGTTGCCGTTGACCGAGTAGTCGGTCGCCGACCCGCCGGACTGGGCCCAGGCGCTGCCGATCGTCGGCGTCCCCCAGGTGCTGGACTCGGTACGGGTGAAGGAGTCGTCCAGCCAGCTGGTGATGCTGGTGACGGTCGCGACCTCGCCGCCCAGGCGGACGTCGAAGGGGAACTCGCCCGAGTCCGTGGTCCACAGCACCCGTTGGGTGTTCGCCGTCGTCGGCGCCACCGTCAGCGACGTCGCCGACGAGTTCACCGTCTCCACCAGCGCCGACCCGTCCGTGTCACACCGCGCCAGCGCCGTGTCCAGCACACCCACCCGGTAGGGGGAAGCCGGAGCGCAGATGAACGTCACCCGGTGCTCGAAGTGGGTGATGGTCTCCTCGAACCCGAGGATGATCTGGTCGATGTCGTCCGACGGCAGCCATGCCGGGGGGTTCTCGACCACGATCCGGTCACCCGGCTTCAGCCCCAGCACCGCCTGCTTGAGCGCCGGGTTCGACGTGAACGTGGAGTGCGCCAGGTTCACACTGATCTGCGGGTGCCGGGCCTCGTCCACAGTCCCCACATGGACACGCCACGCCGCCTGGTCGAGCAACGCAGCATCGGCGGTGCTCTCCAGGTTGAGGGTGACGTCCTGCCCGTACAGGCCCACACCGGCAGGCGGAGGCGCCGTCGACAGAACGCCTTCCTCCAGCTTGTAGGTCTGGGAGAAGCCGTTCACCGTCACAGTGACCGCGTTCTGGATGAACCGGTCGTCCTCGACCGGCAGCGGGACCTCGGACAGGTTGAAGCCCGCGTAGTTGAGCGTCAGCTGCGGGTCCTGGTTGGTCAGCGAGGCCCTCGTCCGGTAGCCCAGACCCATGACGGCCAGGCTCTCGAAGAGCATGCCGTCGTCAGCCAGCTCCGCTTCCCGCATCAGCTCCAGAGGGCTCAGCTTCTCCTGACCGCCCATGCCCACGGTGTCGTCGAGGTTGCCGATCGAGTCGAAGGCGACCCCGTCCTCGGCGCACAGCCGCTCCACGCGGCGTCCGGCGGCCTCGCCCACGGGGTTGAGCCGGAGCCCGAGGTCTTCGATGTCGGTGATCTGGTCCTGGACCGTGATGTGCCCGAGAACGCCACCAGGCAGCCCGGTCGCCGTGATGGTGGTGCTCGGATCGACGTACGCCTCGACGAACGGGGACACGGAGATGCAGCGGTTCAGCTGTGTAGTGGTCCGGGTCTGCGAGACCGCAGCCTCTTCACCCGTGACAAGATCCAGGGTGCGGATCGTGTAGATCGAGCTGGTGCCGCTCTCCTGGAGTTCGAGAGAGAACCTCAGCAGCTTGCCCCGGACATCGACACCGTGATGCAGAACCGCGCCGAAGGTGAGCCCCTGAAGATCCTTGGTCTCCAGGCTGAGACTCCCCGCCGGTGTCACCCCGTCATACGTGCCGCGAGGCGCGTTGTAGAAGATCTCGAACAGGGAATGACTGGAGACACTGACGTCCTCCAGCTGCGCCACACGGACGATCAGATCGAGATCCGCCCCTGCGCCTTCCGGCGGCACATACAGCAGGAACCTGACCTGAGTCGCACTCGGCGAGTCGTACCTCTGAACACCACCCTGCATGCCCGCATTGCTGAACACGGGCAGGGGAGCGCTCGCACCGAACACGGTGGAGCTGGACATGTCAGCGGCCTGGTCCACGAAGACCATGGGTGAACCGTTGACAAGCGCCGACTTGATCTCCGTCGCATCCGAAGGGTCCTCGCACGGCCAGTACGCACGCAGCCCGCTCAGCTGAGGGCTCGTGATCCCGTCGTAGATGAGGGAGTTCTCCGACGGCGGTCCCTGCGACAGGCGCCGCAGAATGCCGCTCGCCTCCAGCTCGACCCAGATGTCCGTCCCCGTGGGGTCCCACATCTGCGGCCAGGTGGAGACTTCGCCCCAGAACCGGTAGCTCTTGCCGCCGAGACCGTTGGGCACCGACACCCGGATCGGCTGGTTGCGGCCGATGAGCCCGTAGTACGTTCCCGTCGGATTGCGCGGGGACCAGCGGCCGTCCCGGTTGTCCAGCAGGAGGTTGAGCACGGCGTGGTCGGCGGTGCCGCCCTCGTCGCGGCGGCCTCGGGTGATGGAGATGTTGCCGCCGTCGTCACGGACCATCACGTAGGCCGTGATGTCGACCCACTCACCGTTGATCAAAAGCTCGATCTGCACGGGCTCGCCATTGCTGGCTTCCCCGGACGCGGACAGCGGACCGGCGCTGCCGCTCATACGGCGCTGGTACGCCATGACCCGCGCTGCGATACTCCCCGGCATGATCAGCCTTCCCGGTCACTCGTCCCAGCAGACCCAGCAGCGCATGTCGACTGCCGTGGTGGGGGTGGTCGCGCGGATGCGCAGGAACTTCGAGACGGCGATGATCGGCCGCTCGTCGGGCATCCACTGGTAGACGTAGGTGTAGGGCGACTCCGAGGTGGTCGCGCTGAGGGCGACGGCGTCGAACATGCGCGACGCCGTGGTGGTCCCCTCGGCGGTCGCCGTGAAGCCGGTCGCGCTCGTGCCCAGCGTCATCAGCGACGCGGGCGCGTTGGGATCCAGCGGCTGCACACCGGAGGCGCCGTGCGCCGTCACCGTGGCGGCGACGTCGGACTGGAGAAGCTCGACGATGCCGTCCGCGCCGGGGGTGTCGTCGATGGTGAACCCCCACGAGATCAGCTGGATCTGCCGGGTCGAGGGGGTTGCGATCTGGAGCATCGTCTTGATCGCGGTGCCGGTGGTGACCGACGCCTGAGCGGCGGTGGTCGCCATGGCGGCGTTGAAGCTCTTGTACCGATGCATGACAAATGCTCCCTACATTCATGTCCGAGGTAGAAGAAAAGCCCGGCCCCTCACGAAGAGGGACCGGGCTGAACTGACGTACTACTTGCGGGTGTTGAGCAGAGCCTCCACCTTGCCGCCGTGCGTACGCACCACACGGCGTCCGGTGTCGATCCAGATCTCGTCGAGGGCCCGCCCGCCGACAGTCAGGGTGAGGTGGTAGATGTCGCCCGAGCCGCCACCGCCCTGACCCGCGATACGCCGCGAGTCCGGGTTCGAGTACACACTCGACCCGAACGGCAGCCGGATCAGCTCCGGACCGTGCTCACCGACCTCGACGAGACCGCCGCGAAGACCACCGGTCGCGGCACCGATGATGCCGCCGGTCGCCTTCTTCTTCTTGGACTTCGAAGCCGCCTTCTTCAGCTGGGCCGACAGCTCCGTCAGAGCCTTGACCAGCTTCTCCTGCGACTTGATCTGCGCCCCGAAGAGAGCGTCCGCCGTCGTCTTGCCCGCACTCGACCCCGCACTGGACATCTGCCCGTACAGCGAGTTGATCGACTTCAGCTCGCTGCCCGACGACCGCAGCAGCGCACCGGCCGTCTCCAGGCCGCCGCCGTCGACACCGGCCTCGGCGACCTGCCGCAGCAGACCCTTCGCCAGACCCCGCTTGCGCAGGGTCTTCAGAGCACGGGAGAAAGCGACCGCCTTGTCCCGGCCCCGCGTCATCCGGGTCATGAGAGCGGACATGGTCACAGCCTTGTCCGTATTGACCCCCTCGGTGATCCCCGTCATGGTGCGGGACTTCACCGAACTGCTCAGCGACTTCGCCTCGCTCTTGATGCTGCTCAGCTTGTTCTTCGCCTTGTCGAGCGCACTGGTCACCGACTTCAGAGCCGTCGCCATCTTGATGGAACCCTTGATGATCTGGCCCATCAGACGCAGCAGGTTCTTCTCGGTGGTCCCCGAGGTGGCTTCCTTGATCGGCTTGATCGCCTGCCGGGCCTCACCACGGACCGAGCCGCCCTTGGCGAACCCCATCTTGGCGTAGCTGCCCTCATTGATCATGTTGAGCATGCGCTCGCCGTACTTGCGGACCGAATCGGCCCGGATCACGAACTCGCCGTTGCTCAGCCACGGCGCGAACACATCGTCACTGGTGCCCGTGCCCGGACCGTGGACCCGGCCACCATTGGCGTAGCCGCGCTTGAAGGCCCGGCCGGTGAACTTGCCGCCGGTGGCACCGGTGATGTCGTGCTGCGAACGACCAGTCAGGAACTCCTTCTGGTACTGCTGGATCGTCTTGATCGTGGTCGTCTTGAACTGGTTGATGACGAGGGTGGCGGTCGCCGTCCTGCCGTCGATGGCGTTCAGCTTCGACTCGACCATGGAGGCACGCTCCATGGCACGGAAGTTGTCGACCGTCGCCTGGGCCTCGGCCTTGGTCCCGTCGACTTCATGAAGCTTCCGCTTCGTCTCCGCAACCGCAGCGTCCGCCTGCGCCTTCTCGACCTCCAGCTTGGTCTTGACGGACTCGGGAGTCGCCAGAACCGTGTCGATGAACAGCTCAAGCTCGGACTTCGGCACACCGAAAGCCGTACCGAGAGCCATGAGCTGCGAGCGTCCACGGCCCCAGACCGCATTGATCTCACTGAGAGGGGCGTGGGCCTTCTCCGCCTGCGTGGCAGCCTCGGCCGTGTTCCTCGCGACCTGAGCCAGCGACTCGTAGACCTCACGGCTCTTTGTGTGCGCGAGGTCGAACTGACCGTTCTGGATCTTGATCGCGCCGGAGAATTCCTTGGCCTTCTTCGCCGCGTTGTCGATGGATTCCTCCATCGCGGCCCGCGCATCGAGCTTCCCGAGCATCTCGTTGTTCAGCTCTTGCATGCTCTGCGTCAAGCTCTTGACGGCAGCCGCATGCTCACGCGTGTTCGCCGCCGCGCCGCTCTCGGCTTCCGAGATGGCCGCGAGGAGATTTCGCCGCTTGGTCTGCGCAGCGGCGAGATCCTGATCGGTGGCGTTGAACTTCTGGCGGTGGAACTCACCGCCCGACGGGCCGAGATCCTCGGCGACATCGCGGATCTTCTGCATTTCCGCGATCTCTTTATTGACGTCGGCCAGCTGCTTCTTCAGCTCACCCGCGCTCTGACCGGAATCGACGAAGGACGTGCTCATTCCTTCGATGCCGCCGGTCAGGTCGGCAAACCCCATGACGTTCTGGTTGATGTGCTGGAAGAGACTGCCGAACATCGTGTCGACGACAGCAAGACCGGTCTCGACGATGTTCAGAACACCCGAAAGCGACCGGAACACACCGACCAGAAACATGGTGGCCGTGCCGGACTGGGTGGCCATGTTGATGAACTCACCGATACCGACGAGCAGGTTGGCCAGCTCCCGGCCGAGGGTGAGCCACACGTCCCGCAGAGCCTCGGCACCACCGTTCGCCGTCATCGCGGCGAACATGTCTCCGAAGCCCTTGCCGACCATGGCCATGGCAGAGCGGAAGCCCTCCATCGCCGGACCCATCTGCTCCAGGGACGTGACAATCCCGTCCAGGGAGAAACCGGCGAAGTCCGTGAAGGCCCCGAAGAAGTCCTCGATCAAAGGACCCGTCGCCGTGAACGCCGCCCGCAGCGCCGGGAACATCTCGTCCACCGCTTCGCCCACGGAACGGATGCCCCGGACGAGGTCGCCCTCCATGGGCTTGGCCGCCTCACGGGCTGTGGAAGCGACGACCTCCTTCATCTCACGGAAGGCACCCTTGACGACATCGCTGTTCTTCAGCGCCAGCGCGCCGAGCGCGATGAACGCACCACCGAGCGCCGCGACCAGCAGACCGCCCAGAGCCTGAGCAATCGGACCGATGAGCAGCAGCGCCGCGACAAGGATCATCGTCCAGCGCTTGTTCATCTTGAGGTGGGACCCAAGCCACTTCATCGCCCCGACCAGCCCGAGCGTGGCAAGAAGGCCCCCACGCAGACCGCCGACCATGCCCTCACCCATGCGGGACATCGACCGGCGCATCATGCCCGCGCCGTGTCGGCTGTCCCGCATCCGCCGCTGAAGCAGCAGCAGACTCGAATCAAGCCGCCGGATCCGGGTGGCCTCACCGCCGACCAGCGTCAGCTGTGCCCGCAAGGCGGAAGCCTCACGCCGCATGTCCCGGAACGACGACCGGGTGATGTCACCGGAACGCCGGAGCGCGCGCATGTCGCGCGTCGTCACCCGTATGCCGTTCGACAGCGCATTGAACTCACGCCGCGACAGCGACCCCGCGTTCTGTGCATCCTGAAGCGCCCGCGCCATCGCACGCAGGTCCGTGTTCAGGGACCGCACCGTCCGCTGAGCCCGTCCCGAACCGCCCGAGACACCGGCCATGGCCCGCTGAAGCCTGTCGAAGCTCCGGGCCATCCGGTCCATGTCGTCCTGGCCCAGAGCCCTGAACCGCAAGGTCAGACCCTGGTTGTCCTGCCGGATACGCTGAACACGAGGAGAAACAGGACGACGACCGGGCCGCTCACTGAGCCCCGCCAGACGAGTGACATCACGCTGCTGCTGCGCCGTTGCCGCACGCGCGGCACGGTCACGCTCGGCCTCCGCACGCCGGTTGCGCTGCGCCTCCTCGCGCAGAGCCGCCGCGTGGGCCCGAGAGATCCGCTGCTGCTGCGCAACAATCATCCGCGCGCGGGACTGCTGCTGACGCACCTCGTCCCGCAACGCCGCCGCATTGCGCTGCGCCTCCTCACGCAACGCCGCCGCATGCGCCTGCGACATACGACGCCGCAGCGCGACGATCGCCCGCGCATCGGCTTCCTGACGACGCCGCTCCTCGCGCGCCCGACGCTCAGCCTCACGCTGCGCCTGCGCCGTCGAACGAGCCGCCTCACGACGCAGCCGCTCAGCCTCACGCTGACGGTCGGCCGCGTTCCGCGCACGCCGCTGCGCCATGGCGTCCTGACGACGCAGCTGGTTGTCCAGATGGTCGAAGTCGAGACGGGTGCGTTCCAGCTCGCGGCGCAGACTGCGGAACTGGTCCTCCGTCAGTTCACCGTCCGCAGCGGCACTCCGCAGGTCACGTCCCAGCAGCCCCATGGAGCGGCGCATGAAGTCCATCTCATGCCGGGCCGTCCTGCCCGTGCGCTGGAACTGACTCAGCTTCCGCTGGAGACCGGTCAGCGAGTTCGCGAACCGGTCGGAACTCTGCGTTGCGCCGTCGGAGTCCCGGCCGATCCGGCGGATGTCACCACCCATACCGCGCATCCGCTGGCGAATCTGATTGAAATCGCCACGCGTCATATCGCGGACCCGGACGGTAAGTGTGATGTCATCAGCCATCGCTCACCCCTCCGTCCGGGTTACCGAGACCTTCGATATTCAGCAGCTGGAGAAGCTCCACCGGCTCGGCGAGAATCTCACTGGGCAGCTTGTGGAACTGGCGGCACAAACCGAGGATGTACTCGGCACGTTCCAATTCCTTCGGCTTCTGAACTACAGCGCCTGTGACGGAATCGACTCCACCAGGACAGGTTCGCCAGAGCTGGACTTTTTTTCGGCCTTCTCCGGCAGCGCCGTCAGGGCCGTGGTCCACGCGTGGACGATGGCCATGTTCATGTTGAAGTCGTTGGAGCGGATGCCCTCATACGTGGTGGGAACCGGCTCGTCGGTCTCGTCGTCTTCGAGGTTCCACGAGACCAGGTGCGTGGAAAGCAGCTTGAGCATGCCCTCCGTCTCCCCGTCCCCCTCCGTGTTCGGAGCACTGAGGGAGACGAGGTCGAGGTACTCGCCCGTGGTGAGACCGCGCACCTTGACGATCAGGCCGTCGTACTCGGTCCCCTCGAAGTCGAGCTTGTAGACCCTCCGCTTGCGCTTGAAGGACACGATTCCTCCCCGGAAAAGAGAAAAGCCCACCGCGATCTGCGATGGACTGCCGAAGTTCGAGCTTATGAAGTTGTCATGCCCACGTAGGGACAGTGCCGTCCGAAAGGACACCGGGGCACGCGAAGGTGAGTTCACCGGAATCCGCCCGCGTGAGCGGGTAGTCGGTGAAAAGGCACTCGTTCGCGAGCGTCTGCCCCGAAACCGTCAGCGTCACGGTGCGCGCCACCGACGTGGACGTCACCGTCTTGAAGACGTCGTGGGACTGGTTCGCGGCGTCGTTGAAGACGCCGTTGAGCGTGACCGAGAAGTCGGCCAGCAGGAGCAGACGCTCGTACGCCGACTTGTCGATACCGGTGATGTCCTGAACGCCGCGCGGAGTGGCGAATTCGAGCGATGTGATGTCATTCTTGATGGCTCGCGCAGTACCACCGCTATCGTCCACGCTGCACGTGGTCCATCCGAGTCCGGACTCTTTTGCCACGACTCACCCTCCTTTGTCCGTTTTGGGGTATGCAAAAGCCCCCCACCACACGGCAGGGGGCTTGAGAAGGAGGGGCTCTACCCTCGCTCTTGCTGGCGGATCAGTTTGTCCTGGTTCTCCTGGAAGTCCTCGATCCAGTGCTCGGGCTTCGAGTGCTTCCGGGTCGGCGTCCCGGCGGGATTCCCGCGCCAGTCGCCGCCCTTGACCAGGTAGTGCTCGGGCCGTCCGAGCGGCACCTTGTGCTGCCCGGCGGCGAAGCAGGTCTGACCGGCCTCGAACGTGAACACCGTCAGGCCGGGCTGCTCGTCGCGGGACTCGGTGTACTTCCGCCCGGACTGGGAGCGGATGTACCAGGCCTGCTTCTGCCCGAGTTCCGTCGACTCGTCGATCGCGGACTTCCAGCCGCGCGTGTACTGCTCGCACTCGGCTTCCTCGCAGGTCGCCGGGCGCCAGTGCGTGCTGATCGGCGAGACGATCTGGAACGTCCGGTAGGCCGAGGCCGGGAGATTCGGTGTGATGCGGTTGATCGGGCGCATGGTTCCTCCCCGGAACGCGTGGATCAGAAGACGGTGGCGGTGTCGTTGCGGCAGACCATGACGGCGAAGACCAGGCTGCTGAAGCCGCCGGTGGTCGCGGTGACCACACGGAGGTAGCGCTCGACGGTCTGGTTGCTGGCGGTCGCGATCCGCTCGACGGTGGGACCGGAGGTGATCTGCGTGAAGCCGCCGCCGGTGACGTCGGCGAAGGCATCGCCCGCGCCGTTGTCGGAGGATTCCTGGAGCTTGACGGTCACGTCGGTGCCGGTGAAGGAGAAGACCTGGAGGTAGGCCTGGAGGCCGAAGGTCGTCGAGCCGGTGGTGAAGTCGACCGACGTGCCGTTCGCGGCGCCGGTGTCGGTACGCTTCCCGGCCGTCATCTGGCGGCCCCACTCCAGACCGAAGGCGTTGCACTGGGCCTGGACGGAGAACTTGAAGTCGCCGTCGTCGCCGCGTGTGCCGTCGTAGTTGATCTGCTTGCCGACCATGCACGCGGCGGGGTTGCCGAGCGTGGTACCGCGTGCGTAGTAGAGGTGCACGTCGGTGGTCGGCAAGGTCGACAGCCGCAGGTGCGAGCGGTCGGTGAAGGGGTTGAAGTACGAGGTGAACTCGATGTTCCCGTCGCGCTTTCCGCCGATGCGTTCGTAGGCGGACTTGTCGATGCCGGTGACGTCGAAGGGGGCGTTGCCGCCGGATATCGTGCCGAGGGAGTTGATGTCCCCGCTCAGGTCATATCCGTGTACGTAGAAGTTATCTCCGAGTCCGGACTGCTTGGCCATGCGTGCTGTCCTCCTCGGGACATGAGGAAGGGCCACCCGAACACCGGATGGCCCTCACGGAATGGTGGGTTACGCCGCCTGGTCCCAGACGTCGTCGATGATCATCGGAATGAGGATCTGGAAGACGCGGAACTCCTTGCCGTCCAGGTTCATGAGCCCGGAGCGGACCCTCAGCGGCTGCCCCCAGGCACCGAAGATGTCGACATTGCGCGCCTCACTGCCGAGGTCGAAGTCACCGATGAGAGCGGTGAACATCGCATCCACGGCGAGCGCGAGGTTAGTGTCGATGTCGTCGTACGGCTCCTGGTAGGTGGAGGAGTAGACCTGCATCTCCAGCTCCAGCCGCACCGACGTGCTCGACAGCCCGGAGGTGCGGATGGCCCGCATGTCCTCGATGTAGATCGCGGCGGTGATGCCGTTGGTCGCCGCCTGCTTGGACACATAGCCGAGCACGGCGTCGAAGTACCCGGTCGCCATGGCCAGGGAAGCGATGTTGCCGAGAATGTTGCGGGTGTCCAGCGCCACCGGGCTCCCTCCTCAGATCAAACGGCCACGAGCCTGGTGCTTTTCAAGGACTTCCTCGGCGACCTCACGCCGCCGGTAGCCGACGCCCAGTTCCGCCTTGGTGTCCCGCAACGACCAGTAACCGGGGAAGATGGAATTGGGGGCGTTCCGGGAGCCGGTGCCCTCCAGCCAGTGGCCGTAGATCACACCGTTGTCGTGGACCTTCCACCGGTTCCAGGCGATCGGGCGCTTGTCGATCTGCGTGGTGTAGTACGGCGTCTTATGACGCAGGCGCATGTCCAGCTTGAACAGCCAGGTCCCTTCGGCCTGCTCGGCAAGCTCCCGAGCAACGTCCTTCTCGTAGTCCCTCACATGACGGTGGATCATCCCGGAGGAGATCGGCCCGTGCGTGCGGGAGCGGAAACTGATGTGGTATCCGACCTGGCCCACGGCCAGCACCTCCCTCTGCTCAGATCGTGCGGACGCGGGCCTTGCGCCCGTGCGTGCGGTACATCTGGTCCCGGAAGTCGACCAGCGCCTCGACCGTCGCGGCCCGCTTCGCGGTACCACCGAAGATCGACGAGGCGGACATGGTGCGGAACCAGCCGGTCTGCTCCTGCATCAGCTGGTGAATCGCTTCGGCGTTGACGTACTGCCGCACCACCGGCGGCACCTGCCACACCTGCACGCTCGCCCCGCTGTTGTGCGTCGCGGCCGTCGACCCGAGCGCACCCCGCTGCACGGTGAGCGTGCGGGGGGCGTAAATGTCGACACCGGCCGCGTGCGCGGCCATCGTCGAGCCCTCGAAGGCCCGCTCCACCACAAGGGTGTTGCCGGTGATCTCCTCGATCAGCATCCGCTCGGACTCGATCAGAATGACCTCGTCCACCGAGAACTGCGTCCCGTCCGTGACCGTCAGCGCCTGCGCGTTCTTGTTCGCCGTCAGCCCCGCACCGCCCACGTTCTGGCCGGTGTCGAGCTGAGCCCGGTCGGTGACCAGCATCCGCTCCGAGTCGATCTTCAGGATCGACCCCACACCGACCTCGGCGGACACCGCCGCCGACACATCGACCCCCGTCTCGGACGCGTCCAGCGCCTCGGTCGTCACCCCGGCCGTGATGTGGTCGTCGTGGATCCCCCACACACCGGTGATGCTGACGTCCCGCTGATGCGTGTCCCCGCCGCCCAGGCTCGCGCTGGAGGAGGTGACGACCTCCAGCCGGTTGTACGGCGGCCCCGACCGGTTCGGCTCCAAGTTGTAGTCCGAGGAGGCGATCGTCACCCCACCGGAGGTGACGCTGCTCGCCGACACCAGCACCTGATCGTCGAGCCACAGCCGCCACGCGACCGCGCCCTGATTGTTCGGCCAGTCGAAATACTTCGTCGCGACCCTCGGATACATCACCATGTGCACCAGCGCCTCCGCGTTACGCGACGCCGACGCGATACACCGGTCGATGTTCCGGTTGTTCTTCGGAACCTCACCCTGGTCCAAGGACCGCTTCAGGATCTCCCGAGTGCTGTAGACGGGAACAGTGATAGCCATCTACACCCCTCCGCCTCAGATGATCCGGCCGTCTCGCGGCCACTCGTAATTGCCCAGCGGGCAGTGCAGAACCCCACGGCCACCCGCGTCCAGCGGCTCCCCGTCCAAGGGGCACGCCACCGGCGGAGTCAGCCGCTCGTCCCGCGCATAGAAAGCCGCCTCGTCACGGATACTGAGCAGCTGCTCCCAGGCCATGGCCTACTCCGCGTCGGCCGCGCGCAGCCGCTCCGCGATCTGCGCCTTGCTGCCGTAGGAGGCGACGCCACGGGCATCGGCCGCCTCACGCAGCTCGGCCAGGGACATCCCCGCGTACGGGTCCGGCTCCGCCGCCTCAGCGGTCTCGCCCTCGCCGTCGTCGTCCTTGGCCCGGAGCACCTGATCACCGAACGGGGGCGACACCGTCTCCGGGCCCGGCTCGCCGGTGAAAGTGGGGTGCCCCTGACCGGCCTCGGCTCCGGCCAGGGGCTGACTCGCGAGGGCGTCCGGGGAGGATTCCGCCTGCTCACGAGCGTTCGTAGCACCGCCATGGACGGTGATCTTCGGGGACATGTCATCCTCCACAGGGGGCCAGGGAACCTGCACCTGGCTACCGCACGAGGCGCAGAAGAGATCAGGAAGCTGCACCAGACCAGGCAGCGGACCGGACAGCCGAAGCGTCCACGGCCCGCGCCCGCAGGTGCAGGAGACAGTGGTGAAGGACGGGAGCCGCCGCGAAACGGTGACCCCGTCCTCCAGGTACTCGGTGCTGCCGCAGTGAGGGCACACATCGAGGCCGACAGCGAAACGCGTCGTACACCCGACGCACGTCAACATGCTCATGGCATCTCCGAGGTCAGGCCGCCGCCACGGACGCACCCGTGTCCAGCGGCCAATAGGAAAGGGTCCACTTCACCGAGCCGGAATTGGACGCGGCGCAGTCCAGCAGGACCGAGCCCGGCTTGAGCACGATCGGCTCAGCCAGCACCTTGCTCGACGGCAGGAAGTTCAGCGCGTCCTGCATCGCAGTCGCCGGAGTACCGGTGATCGAATACATCGTGCCGACGGCGTCGGCGGTGATGTCGAGCACCGCGCACAGATCCTGCGTCGCACCGGCGGCGGTCGGATCGAACGTCAACTTCGTGTTGTTGGCCTGGGTCTGGATGACCGTGGTCACTTCGCCGATGATCGACGTCACGATGACCCGGCCGGTCGAGACGGTGAAGAGAGCGGACGCCGCCGTCTGAGGCAACGCCGCCGTCGCCCTCTCCACCACCCGACCCCAAGAGCCAGCGCCCTTGAGGATCACCGACATGTCAGGAAGCCACCAACGTCGCGCCCGTGGTCAGCGGAACCCACGTGCAGTAGAAGGTCAGCTCACCGTCGATCGTGCCCGTACCGGTCTGCACCAGCTCGATCGCCCCGGTCGTCACGACCAGCCCGCACAGCGCCCGTCCGCCCTTGCGGAAGTCCGGGGTCGTGGTGGACTCGTCGACCACACCGATGGTCGTACCCGCCGCCGTGTCCGTGGTACCGAGGTCGGTAGCCGCGACCACGGTGACGGTGTCACCCGTGGTGGGGTTGGTCTGAAGAGCCAGCGTGTTCGCGCCCGCCATGGTCGTGGTGCACACCGCCCACAGAGCGGTCACCAGCACCTCACCACCGGCCACGGTGAACAGCGAGTCGGTCGTGGCGTCGGCCAGCGTGCCGGTCGCCTTGGAGACAGGGCCATTACCCAGCACCAGCTGCTTGAGCTGGGCGCCCTGAAGAATGGTAGACATCTGTCAGGACCCCCTATCAGGCGTTGAGGTTGGCCAGGTTCGTCGGCTTGCGCATGACCATCAGGTCGTGCGCCACGTTCAGGATCGCGACGTGCTTCGTCCCGTTGGTGCCCAGGTCGGGAACGTTCAGCGACACCCACTCGAAGCCGTCGGAGAGCTGCTCGGCACGCACCTCGACGACCACGAGGGTCTCCTGCGACGCGGCACCGATGTTGGTGATCTCCGACGCGGCGGACTGAGACCACTCGGTCCACGTCTCGTCGCCGTCGAGAGTCGTCTCCGACTGGTAGTACGCCTTGGTGATGATGTCGAGGTCCTGCGAAGTACCGCCAGAAGCCGCGTTGTGCTCCTGGAGGTCGAGGTCGAGGACGTCGGTCGAGGCGCCGGTGGCGACGACGATGAACGACACGCCGCCGCAGTCCTTGAGGTGGATCCGGTTGCCGGTGATGGCGCCCGCCACCGCGTCCGTCGGCACCGCGCCGACAGAAACGTTGAACAGACGCCCCAGCGCGCTTGCGCCAGTGGTCATGTCTTACTCCTTCGCTGCCGGGGGCGGCGGGGTGTGAATGCCACCGCCCCCACGGCCCTGGCTTGGGTGTGAATGCGCACCAGGGCTGTACTGACCGCCACGCAAAGCGGCATGAAAAAACGCCAGCCGGTGAAGGTCTGGCGTCGTCGGGGCCGTTCAGGCTCAGGCGCGGGCCGCGAGCTGGACGAACGGGGAGAGGGTGTTGGAGCCGGTCTGCGGAGTGATCGCCGACTGGAGCCACGGACGGCCGTCGACCCTCTCAATGAACCTCATGCTCGTCATGTCGGTCTGGAACCGGTAGTGCGGGCTGGTGTCGGCCTGGATCGCCTGACGGTCACCGATGAGGTAGTGCGACATGTCCGCCAGGACGATGTCGCCCGCGTCGCCGAGGGTCGGCATCTTCTCGGTGAACAGCACCGGACGGCCCAGGATCCGCATGGGCGGGCCGGAGACGCCGTCGGTCAGCCAGATCGCCGAGCCGCCCGTGCCGACGCTGAGCGACATCGTCGCCAGCTCCGGGAACGTGTCGAGGTTGGCGATCCAGACCGCGTTGGACAGCGAGGACGGGAGCATCCGGGAGTACATCTTGACGAGGTTCTCCCAGACGATGGTGTCCGCCGCCTGCCCCGACTCCTTGGTCACGGAGACCATGGCGGGGGAGTTCAGGAAGCCCAGCGGCTCACCGACACCGGAACCGCCGATGAAGGCGATGTCCTCGAACCACGCGATCGCCTCGGGGAAGATCTCGTTGATCAGCATCTGGAGGCTGATCAGGGAGTCCGCGAACAGCTCGTTCGGGACTTCCGAGTACGCGGTCAACTTCTTCGCTTCGAGCTTGACCCGGCCGAAGGTCGGGCTGGAGTCCGTGAGGGTTCCCGCCTCCTCGGTCCAGTACGCCGCCACACCGCCGTAGATGTTGGAGGCGTTGGACGTGGAGTCGATCATCGGGAACGGCAGGGTCAGCGTCTCCATCGGGATGACGCGGGCCCGCGACCGGACGACCGCCTTCTCCAGCGCGATGCGCAGCAGCTCCGCCCGCAGGTACTCCGGGATCAGGAAGCCGCCGTCGGCCGGGACGTTCGAGCCGAGGCTGTTCATGATCGAGCGGATCTTGTGCTGGGCGTTCTGCGCCTCGGCGGTCCGGCTGCCGTGCCAGATCGCCTTCATGAAGTCGCGGACGTCGGGGAACTCGTCGTCCAGGCGGGCGCCCGGAGCGCCGGGGTTGTAGCGGTCGCCCAGGCGGGTCTTGCCGTTGTCCTTCATGGCGAGGTTCAGGCGCTTGGCGTCGCCCTTGACGTCGAGGGAACCGGAGTCCCGGACGTACTTGGTGATGCCTTCCTGGATGCGGGCCTCGATCTGCGCGTCGAGGTCACCGTTGGTGGCCTTGTTGAACTGGGCCGCGTAGGACTTCGTGAACTCCATCGCGGTCTGCGGGTTCGCGTAGACCTCCTTGATGAAGGAGGCATCGTTGTGCATCTCCTCCAGTTCGGAGTCGTTGCGCGGGATGACAGGAGCCATTACCAGCCCTCCTTGAGCTGAGCGAACACGTCATCCGCGCGGGGCGACGTGGCATGAAAAAGACCGGCGAACAAGAACTGTTCGTCGGCCTGGTCGTGGGGTCCGGGGGCGGTGCCGTCCGGCGGGCTCTCCTCGGGGGGTTCCTCGTTCACCGGTGTCGGCGGGCTCTCCTCGGTGGGAGGAGCCGCAGCCAGGGAGTCGTCCGGCTGCGACTCCTCGCCGGTGGCGTTCTCCGCCTCCTCCTCCTCGTCGCCGTCTTCGTCCTCCTCGTCGCCTTCACCCTTCTTGGGCAGGAACGGGGGAGCGGCGGCGGCGAGCTCGTCGCGGATGAGGGAACGCAGCTTGTTCAGGAAGCCCTCGTCCTCGTAGTCCGCGCTGAGCTTGACCAGCTCGCTGGGGGCCTCGGTGAGGTTGTTGAGAACCTGCGCCGTCAGCACGCTTCCCGGCATGGGCCCCAGGCCGCCGTTGGCGAAGGGGATCTGCGGGGCGGGAGCCTGCTCGCGACCGGCATGCCGGTACATCGACAGGTCCCACGTCCGCTGCATCCGCGCCTCGGCCGGGGCGGGCACGGCGGCGGG